GAGGCAGGAGCCAGCCTAGAAACAAGGCGTTTTAATGTGCTGGTTAAGTGGAATGATAAAGTACCTTATACGGAGAAAGAGCTTTATAACAGGCTTATTAGTATCTGTGGAGATGATAACTTTAGCGTTAATCCAGATTATAAAAATTATTTTTTAGAGATTATAACTCATTTAGGGATAGAGGGGGCGTTTGATACGATCTCCTCTATTTTGCAGGATATAATCCCCTGTAATCTGGTGCTGGATCTTAAAAACACTCTGGAGGAGAGAAATACAACTCCTTTTAGTGTAGCGGTAGTATCCTGTGTGGCTATGAGGTATCAGATCACAAACGATATTAACCCTAAGGTAGCTACAGAGAGCCCTATGTACTACGGTGTAGGCTTAGGTAGAGCTGGTACTCACATTATCACTCACGATATAAAGAGTACTGTAAATAAGAGCTCAGATCTCAATGTAGCACAGGCATTATCTACAGGAGGCTCCTCTGGAGCTATCACAATGGATATAGCTGTAAAGGATGAGGTAGAAAGCCCTCATTATGAGGGAGTAGGCGTTGGAATGGCGTTTACAAAAATCATTACCCACGATATTAACAGCAAAGCAACTAACAGCGGTAATACTACTGTAGCAAGCCCTGTAAACACAGCTACAGTTATTACAATAAATTAAAGAAAAGGAGTGTGATAAAATGGGTGCTTTTAAGAGTGCAGTAATCACAAAAAAAGGACAGGAACTCTTAGCAAAAGTGGTAGCAGGTACTACTAAGCTGGAGTTTACTAAGATCAAGGTATCCGATACTAAGTTATCTGGGGATCTGGCAAGTATGACAGGTATCGGTACTATCAAACAGGAGGAAAAGGTAGCCTCTGTAGTGAGAAAGAATGGATCTAATGTTACAGTATCCGCTAGTTTCTCTAATCAGACCTTAGGGCAGGGTTATTATGTAAGAAACTTAGGACTTTATGCAAACGATCCACAGGCTGGAGAGATCCTCTACAGTATCTCAGTGGCAGATGAGAGTACCGCTACAGCGGATTATATGCCTCCATTTAATGGTATCGGTGTAAGCTCCCTTATGGTGGATCTTGTAACAGCGGTATCTAATGCCTCTAGCGTAAAGGTAAACGTAGATCCTACCGCTGGAGCCACAGTAGCCCAGATCGTTAATTTACAGGAGCAGATTGACGATGTTAAGAGCTTTGTAGGCTATGAGAGCTCCGATGTATACGGAGTAGAGGTAGATTTTGTAAATAAGAAATTTACAAGATTAGCAGGAGCAGAAAATCTTACCTCTGGTGCAGATTTTGATAAGCTCGCTCCGTGGGGTGGTAGAAAGAGATGTAACCTTACTAATGAGGGCGTTATGGTAGCCTACAGAGGGGAAACAGGTTACTCAGAGGCAGGAGCTACCTCAGCTACCATTACAAAGGGTACTACAGAATATCCTAGCGGTACTAAGGTACAGACTATGGTAGAACAGCCTTTATTTTATACTAAAGTTGTGCCTGTAAAATCCAGCGTTTCCTCCTCTGGTAGAGGTAAGAAATATGATAAGGCTAGATTTTATATCAGCCCTACACCTAAGGCAGGATTTAAGCCTGTGGATGGTTTCTTAGATGATAACGGTATCTTACAGGATAAGATTTACCTCTCAGCTTTTGAGGGATCTATCTTTGATACCTCCGCTGGAGCCTACCTTAAGGCGGATGAGCAGGTAGCGGATTTTGCTACAGATATGCTCTCATCTATCGCAGGTGCTAAGCCAGCCAGTGGACTTACACAGAACCTTACTAGAGCAAACGTAAGAAAGCTCTGTACTAACAGAGGTAAGGGCTGGAAATCTCATAACATTTTCGCTCTTACAGCTACTCAGTGGCTTATCTTAGTAGAGTATGCCTCTATGAACGCTCAAAGCGTTATCGGACAGGGTGTAAGTACTTTTACAGACGATGGATCTACTAACATGGCTGTAGTAACAGGTGCTACCTCTGGTTTAGGTAATGGATCTGGTATTGATCCTAACGCTGGAGTAGATGGTAAGTGCTCAGTATCTTACAGAGGAGAGGAAAACCTCTGGGGTAATATCTGGACTTGGCTGGATGCTATCAATATTTATAACGATAAGGCAAGCGGAGTATACAATGCTTTTGTTAAGCCTTATGGAGAGTGTAAGGATGATACTACAGCCGATGGATACAAAGCCTTAGATTTTAATATTGCCACAGGAGAGGGCTATATTAGTGGCTTTGGATACGATGAGGATCATCCAGATCTTTTCCTTTGTGCGGAGCATAACGGTGCATCTAACCTCCCAGTAGGAGATTATTATTGGAATAACAATGATGGTTTTCGTGTTGCTGAGTTGGGTGGTAAGTGGAGTTATGGTGCTAGGTGTGGTGCATGGTATCTTGATCTGAATAGTGCCTCCTCTGGTCGCAGTCGGAATGTCGGCGGTCGCTTGCTGTATGTGCCTCAGACAAAGATTAGTGCATAACAATAGCATCATAAACTCAACAAAATAAAGAAATCAAAGAGGGTAATAGAGAGGGCTGTAAAGCTCTTTTTTATTGCCCTTTTTGTCGGTAGCTAAAAGGCGTTTCGTGTTACTAAATTAGGTGGTAAATGGAATAATGGTACTAAATGTGGTGCATGGTATCTTAATCTGAATAATACCTCCTCTAATCGCAATCGGAATATCAGCAGTCACTTACTATATGTGCATATAAAAAGAAAAATAGTAAAAGTGTGTTACACCATGACACTTATTTATATAAGTGAGATTTAGCTACCGTGGCTCTTGCCAAAACATAAAACTCCTCTATGAGGAGCGGTAAAAAATAGCTAAGAGGGTGCTTATGTGCGGAGAGATCCGTAAACCATGTTAGCCTAGCAAGCTAAGAACTGATTGTTATGTGAACGATAGCACAGGGGTACTACAACAGGTAGTTAGCTCCCTCTTATGTACATACAAAATTATGATAAGGTGGGTGCCAAAACACATGAAAGATACTGGAGATTTATTTTCTAAGATTTGTGATATGGATAATCTTAGAAAAGCCCACAAGAACGCAAAGAGAGGTAAAGGGTGGTATGCAGAGGTAAAGTGTATAGAGAAAGATCTGGATCATTACCTAAAGAGGCTACAGGAAAATCTAATAGAACACAGGTATCATACCTCAGAATATGAAATCTTTACAAAGAAAGAGAGTAATAAGGAGAGGGAGATTTATAAATTACCATTTTACCCAGATCGTATATGTCAATGGGCTATTTTACAGGTTATAGAGCCCTACTTACTTAATTCCATGACAAAGGATACCTATAGTGCAATCCCTAACAGAGGGATCCAGCCTATTATCAATCAGTTACGAGGGTATAAGAAAAAGATTAAGAAAGATGGAAAAGTAGTAGCGGAGAAGTGGATACCCAGTATTTTAGTATCAGATCCAGAGGCTACAAAGTATTGCTTAAAGCTGGATGTAAGAAAGTATTATCCCAGCATTGTACACGATGTACTAAAGGCTAAGTATAGAGAGCTCTTTAAGGATGAGGAGCTTATCTGGTTAATGGATGAGATCATAGATAGTATTAGTACTTGTCCAGCCACAGAGGAAAATATAGAAATCCTCCAGAGGCTAGGCGTGGCGGTAAATATTATCATAGACGATAACGGTAGAGAGTTTGTGGATGGCGTAGGTATTCCTATTGGAAACTATGTTAGCCAGTATGACGGTAATTTTAATCTATCTGTAGTAGATCACTGGCTCAAAGAGGTTAAGGGCGTTAAGTACTACTTTAGATACATGGATGATATGGTTATTTTCGGTAGCAGTAAAGAGGAATTACACAAACTCAAAAGAGAGTTAGATGAGTTTATGGCGGTAAATCTTAAGCAGGTGCTTAAGCATAACTGGCAGGTATTTCCTACTAAGGTAAGAGGTGTAGATTTTGTAGGCTATAGATTTTTCGGAGAGTATACCTTACTCAGAAAATCGACTTGCAAAACATTTAAGCGTAGGATGCTTAGCATCTCCAGTAAAAGAGAAAACAATGTGAGCCCTACTTATAGTGAGTGGTGCTCATTTAATAGCTATGTGGGCTGGCTACAGCATTGTGATAGCTTTAGGCTATACCAGAAATATGTAGAGCCTAATGTAGAATATATGCACAATTATTACTTAAAGGAGGTAAAAGGTAATGCAGAAATTTGTAAACGTAAGAACTACAGCGGAGAGCGTAAAGCCTCTTGAGATTGATGATTACCATGTATATGTAAATACAGGTATCAAAGAGATCCATGAGGAGGCTAAGGAGGGAGATCTTAGCTCTGGGTTTGATGGGTTTGAAATTGAAACACAGGAGATCTATGAGAAAGATGAGTACATCCAGCTCATGGCAGAGAAAAACAGCTCCTTAGAGGAGCAGGCTACAGATTTACAGTTAGCCTTAGCAGATGTGTATGAGCAGATGTTAGGGTTATCAGCTAACTAAGAGGGAGGAGAAAGATTATGGCACAGGTTTACGCTACTTTGATCCGCAAAGGGTTAAGGACTATTGATAATATACCAAAGGATCTCAGAAAAGCCGTACAAAAAATCTTAGACGGAGATAATGAGTAGTATGTTACTCAATATTATCTTAAAAACAATACTCAGGAAGGAGGTAAAAGCTATGGCAGTAATTTACGCTACCCTTATTGTAAAGGGCAAAAAGACGATCAATGATGTACCGCCTGTAATCAGAGAGCAGGTTAAGCAGATCCTCATTGATCTTGATTTACCAGAGCTTGCAGAGTAAGCCACAGGGGGAGAGCTAAATGCTCTCCCTTTTATTATGGCGGAAAGGAGGATCTTATGGATATGGCTACAGATGCAGATATTAACATCGAGCACAGACTTACTGAGGTAGAACAGCGAGCAAAGAGTAACACTAATCGACTTAATGAGCATGATGAGATACTCAAAAGTAACAGTGAGATGATCGGAGCTATAAAGGAGCTGGCTACTGAGGTTAAGTATATGCGTGGGGATCTGAATAAAACCGTTGAAAGGCTTAACAAGCTGGAGGGTAAGGATGGGGATAAGTGGGATAAATTCAAGTGGCTTATTGTAACAGGGCTTGTAACACTTATCTTAGGATACTTAGCGGTTTCTGTAGGATTAAAGTAAGGAGGGGATCCAATTTATCTCTTTACCTCATTTTGAGGTATCGTAGTAACTATTAACAAACTCACAAGGAGGTACAGTATGAATTTAAAAGTTAGAGTAAAAAATCCTGTATTCTGGGTACAGATTGTACTTAGTATTTTAACTCCTGTGCTTGCGTATGCAGGACTTACAGCACAGGATCTTACCACATGGAGTAAGGTAGGAGAGCTCATTGTAGGAGCTATCTCTAATCCTTATGTACTCTCTTTAGTGGCGGTATCGGTTTGGAACACTCTGAACGATCCGACTACAAAGGGATTAGGCGATAGTGCCAGAGCAAAGAGCTATACAGCTCCACAGTAAATATATTTATCAGACAGACAGGGAGAGCCTTTACAGGGCTCTCCTTTTTAAGTGTTTAGATCGGAGGTATTATTATGACAGAGAAAGAAATCAGATCAAAGGTTGTTGAGATCGCTAAGGGTTGGTTAGGTTGTAAAGAGAGTGACGAATCCCATAAAAAGATTATTGATACTTATAACGCTTGTAAGCCACTCCCTAGAAGTTATGCTGTAAAATATACAGATGCGTGGTGTGCTACTTTTGCATCCGCTGTAGGTATTAAGGCAGGACTTAAGGTAACTAACAAGGCTGAGGGTGCGGTACATCCGTATCACTTACAGGCTATCTCTGGTAAGGGCTCTACTGTATATGGCTGGGTAAATGCTGGAGATATTTCTGGTAAGACAGGCGGAGGATCCGCTAAGACCTACACAGTAGTTAAGGGAGATACTCTTAGCAAGATCGCTAAAAAGTATGGAACTACTGTAGATACTCTGGTTAATCTCAATGGTATCAAAAATAAAAACCTTATTAACATCGGACAGGTAATCAAGTTACCTTAATCCTTTAGGCACTCCTTAATATTTTTTCATATAGAGGGCTACTGGCTGTAAAATGCTGGTAGCCCTCATTTTTTAGTTGTATCTAGTATATAAGGGGTGTATAATAGATAGGAACTGAAAACAGCCTCATAAAGCCCTCTATTTTATCGAGGGTAAAGAAGTCTACACCTAATATATAAAAGTGGCTGTATGAGGCACACAGGAGCTCACAGGACTATTACAGGAGGGTAAACAGGATGGCATACAGGAAAATAACGGATATAAGAAATACTATTGGTATGAGAGCGGTATTTTATGCCAGAGTATCTACAGCAGAGGAGGAACAGCTAAACGCTATAGAACTCCAGATTGAGGAGAATAGAGGATGTATTAAGGATCATGGCTGGAAACTGGTAGGAGAGTATATTGATCGCAGTAAGAGCGGTACGATGGTAAAGGGCAGAGATGATTACCAGAGGCTCTATGAGGATCTGTATGAGGATTTATTTGATATTGTAGTAATCAAGGATCAAGAGAGGCTCCAGAGAAATACTCTGGATTGGTACCTCTTTATTAACAGGGTAGTACAAACAGGAAAGCTCCTGTTTATGTACATGGATGGGAAATTTTACTCCCCAGATGATGCTCTTATAACAGGTGTAAGAGCGATCATAGCAGAGGAATTTAGTAGAAACCTTAGTAAGAAACTCCATAACTACCACGATCACAGAATAGAGAAAGCCAGACAGGGGCAGGAGATAGCCTTACAGGGTAGCGGTAACGTGTATGGATGGGATAAAAAAGATGGTAAATATTATATCAATCCAGAACAGGCTAAGGTAAGGAGGATCATGTGTGAGGGAATTATGGCAAGAAAAGGCTCTACCCTCATAGCTAAGGAGCTTAATGATGCTGGATACCGTAACACGGTAGGGAAACCATGGAAACCTATGGATATACCTAAATTTGTATATGATTGTAAAAATGTAGGTACCATGATTATAAACAAAGAAAGACACGATTTTGAGAGTAAGCAAACTATAAAACTCCCTAAGGAGGAGTGGGTATATGTAGAAAATGCTCTCCCTCCGATAGTCACACAGGAGGAGTGGGATCTAATCTGTAAGATCCATGAGGAGAGAGTAATAGCCACAGGATCCGACAGGAGAGGCAAGAAAACCAGCGGATACTCTTTTAGTGGTAAGCTGGTATGTGGTATCTGTGGGGCTCCTTACTGGAGGAAACAGAGAGTATCTAAGGATGAGTACTGGGTATGCAGTACAAAGCAGACTAAAGGTAGGAGAACTAGAAAAAGAGATAGCACGATGGGGAAAGCTGGAGAGATAAATCCTTTAGGCTGTGATAATGAAAATATCTCTTATAACTCCCTCATGGAGATAATGGGGGTAGTATCAGAGCGATTACAGGCAAATACAGACACAATAAAGCATGATATGATAAATTGGCTTACTAAGCTCAGAAAACAGCTCCTAGAGGCAAATGGAGGGCATACAGAGGCAGATCTACAGCGTGAGCTCTCCAGAAAAAGTAAGCTACTGGATGCTTACTTAGATGGGATCCTAAATAAACAGGAATACCAGAAAAAAGCAGAGGAGTTAGATGAGAGGATCATCCAGCTCAAAGCAGAAACAGAAAAGAATAAGGCTAACTCTGGAGATATTGCAGAGATAGATAAGGTACTGGCTAACATAGATGAGGAGGTATCCAGATATGTAGATGGTAATGAGAAATTAAAAGTAGAATACCTCTTAGAGCACTTAGAACAGGTACAGATATTCCCAGATAAGGTTATAGTTATAGTACCGATATTGAGCGATGGGATAGTAGTAGAGAAAACTCAGTATCTATCTAGGGAGAAACGGAGCCGGTAAAACGACCTGTCTTAAGATGATTAGCGGACTGTCAACACCGTCTTATGGCGAAATAGAAATGTTTGGGTATAAAGGAAAGGACTTACAAAAGGTACGTTCAAGAGTAGGGTGTCTTATAGAAGCTCCCGGACTTTATGGCAATATGTCGGCATATGACAATCTGAACATTAAATGCAAGCTTACAGGGATTAAGAAAAAAGGATATATAGAAGAACTGTTAAAAACAGTGGGTCTTGATACTGTTGGAGAAAAGAAAACAAAGCATTATTCGCTTGGAATGAAGCAGCGCTTAGGAATTGCTCTTGCACTTGTAGGTGAGCCTGACCTGCTTATTCTTGATGAGCCGATTAACGGACTTGATCCACAGGGAATTGTGGAGGTGCGTGAAACCATCCAGAAGCTTGCAAAGGAGCGTGGCATGACAATATGTATTTCAAGTCATATTCTGGAGGAATTATCAAAGATTGCTACAGATTATGGCATTATTCATAATGGATGCCTTGTGCAGGAGCTTACAAGAGAGGAGCTTATGAAAAAATGCAGTGAGCGCATAGAGCTTACGCTTGATAATCCTAAGCAGGCTGTTCCTGTGCTTGATGATATGGGCTTTAGCAGCTATCAGGTTATAGATAAAGAACATATTCATATATTTGAAAGACTGGGAGAAAGTGCCAGCCTGAACATGGAGCTTGCAAAGGCGGGAATTCCAGTTAAGGGAATATCTATTACAAGTGAAGAGCTTGAGAATTATTTCTTAAGGCTTACAGGGGGTGACAATCGTGCTTAATATGATAAAGATGGATGTATACAGAATGTTTCGTACAAAGAGTATGTATGTAATATGGATTATATTGCTGGCATCAGCACTGCTTACCTCATTTCTTTCAAAAATAGATTATGATGCAGTTAATAAAGAGTGGGAGAGGCAGCAGGCAGTGGAAAGTCAGGCAGATACTGATGGTCAGGCAGCTGATGTGGTAAATGCACAAGACATAGAGCAACAACAGGCAGCTGACAGCAACAAGGAACAGCTTTCGCAGCAGAATACAGATAATGTCAATATTGGTATGAGTGTGGAATTACCTACGGAGCCAGGGAAGAAGGTTACGGTAATGGATGTTTTCTTTTCTAATGCACAGGGAAAGTTTTATGCACTTTTTCTTGTAATATTTGCGGTTATGTTTGCAACAGCAGATATTAAGAGCGGTTATATTAAGAATATTGGTGGACAGGTGTCACAAAGGGGGATGCTTATTGTTTCAAGGGCAGTTGCGCTTGCTTTATTTACAGCAATTACATTTGCAGGGATATTTGTATTCCAGGCAGCAGCGAATATGCTTGCGTTTAA